AGAATTTCAGTATTTACATGACTCATTACGACGCACTGGCACAGTTGGATTTGCTTCTGATTACAAAAATTGGGATGGAACCATGCCACGCGTTGTTGTGGAGATGCTCCCTAGGATATGGAATAAGATATATCAGGAATGTAGCATCAACAACACTAAAGAAGATGATGACATGCGAGTTGCAATACACAAACAGATGCAACATCCCCTTGTTCTGTACAAACATTGGTTGGTTCAATGCCCAGGTGGGATCATGTCTGGACAACCAGCCACAGCTATCGACAACTGTTTTCTCAATATGTGCTACTATGAATACATATGGATGCGACTTGCACGCAAGTACTCACCAGCAAATGCGAATTTGTCACGTTTTCGTGAATGTGTCACGTATGCAGTTTATGGTGATGACAACTTGTGCACTATCTTACCAAGTGTGCATTCATGGTTCAATGCCAAGAATTTTGCTGAAGAGTGCGTGCTTTTGGGTCTATCAGTCACTTCTGCAGACAAAACAGGAGATCTGCAAATGCAAGATTTGAGTGAGCTCACTTTTCTAAAACGTTCATTTAAAGACATTGAAGGCAGAATTTGTGGTGCGCTAGAGAAGGATACCTTTATCAAGATGCTTAGTTGGACAAAGTGTGGGAAAAGACACTATTATCGCCGAGGAGAAGACATCAAGTGGGAACCATCCACTATTAATCTTGCTGTAACATCATGTATGATGGAAGCGTCTTTACACGGTGAAAAATTCTACAATGACATTGCAGAACATGTCAAGACGTGTGCAGCGCAGCATGAGATATCCTTGAATCTGATCATTCCATGGCGAAATGCTTTCTCAGAAACGTACTATAGAGAGAGCATGAAGATTCCATTTGTGCCTTCATCTGTGCGACCATTCTTGGGTGCCGCAGATAAACTCTCTAACATGTTCCCATGCAAGATTGAGTATCAAAATAGAATATGGAATTCTTCAGAGCAGATATACCAATATCGCAAAGCAGTATTTGCAAAGAACAATGTTGCTGCTTCACGCATTGCACAATGTTCAAATGGCTTTGAAGCAAAAAGGATAGGGAAAAGTCTTTTCCAAGGACCCCACAAAGACGAGCTAAATGAGCAGTGGACTGCAGTCAAAGTCCGCACGATGCGAAAGATACTTAGAGAGAAATTCAAGGATGACAATCTCGCGTACTTTCTTGCATCAACAGGTGATTCATATCTTGTTGAGGCAAATGAATATGACTGCTTTTGGGGTTCTGGAGTGAAGACAGGGGATGTGACCATGACCACTCTGGCATATCCAGGTCAGAATTGGATGGGAAAACTCCTAATGGAGCTTCGGGTTATCTTGCAAAGCAAGAGCAATTAGTGTATAAAATCAAACAACACATTGTTACTAGAATATTTATCTCACAAACGATTTGACTTAGCCTGATATTGACCAATTTCGATTTTACGATTTGAACTTTTCTGAGTATTTGTTTTATAGTGTATTATTAGATTATTTTCGTTGTGGTACCGAGTGAGAATGGACTCAAGTCCCACAGATTCACATCGCAGCGTAGAAGTTCTACGCAATGACGTGCTTAGATTGAGAGACCAACTCAATCGCCATATAGTTGAGAGGGCTTCACTTCTCCTTATGGTTAAAACTATGGCCAAGCGTTCTGATGAGATTCTTGAACGTTTGTTTGAACTCTCTGTAGAGAGAGATATGTATTATCAGCTTGCTTTTCCAGAAGCACCATTGCCTAGCATGCATTCTTCCAAGGATTGCTTGACAGTTGCAAGTTTGCTAGACACGATTAGCCAGATGGAGATGAGGCTTGATGAACCAATGACTTCACAGAGCGCAGATTGTGATGATATGGATACCGAGTATATTGTTGCCGACAAAAGCTCAATGATACTACCAGCCAATCCAATTACTCTTGCCAATTTTTGGTTTTTGAGAACTCCAGATTATCAACAATTGATCAAATATTCCGTTGTTGAAAACGATGGAAAAACACATTTTCTTGCATCAATGGCAGCATTGGGGGACAAGGATGTGTATACAGGATACGCTCATGGTCAGACACGAAAGATTGCATTGTATCATGCAGCGCATCACCTGCTTACCAAGTTGGATGAGAAGAAGCTCATGTCTTACATGCTTGATGAGGAGATGGTTAGTCAGTCAAATGATGGAGGTCTCAATCCTCCAATTCCAAAAACATCTGGTTCCACAGGCGCAACATTCACGTCAACAGACGTGGACACTCTTCCTGTGTCAAAAATTGGACAAAATGGAGTTGGACCCATGGAAGGAAAGAAGCACGCCGGTGTTTCTGGCTCTTTGGATTTCTATATGAAAAACCAATTCCTTGGCTTATCAACGTTCACATGGTCGGTCAATGATCTCCCTGGTGCAGTGAAGTTTGCAGCTCCAATCGCACCAAAGAATGCTAACTATATTATATCATACCTTTCTGGTATGTTTAATTGTTGGGCAGGTGGTCTTGACTATGAAATGAAGGTGGCTGGAACTGCTTTGCATGCTGGAGCCTTAGGAATCACTAGGATTCCCCCAAACATTGACTATAGAAAGCTCAAAACAGTGAACAATTTTACAGCATTTGAGTACTCTGTTATTGATCCAAAAACACTAGAGGCAGTGAATAGGCATGTTACAGATCAAAGACCAATCATGTATCACTACATGAATGCTGACACCCAGGATCCAAACTCCATAGGAGGAACCATCGTTGTCTTTGTGATGCTACAATTGAACACAGCCAGCTCTGGAACTAACCAGATAGATGTGCAGATTTTCAACAAAGCATCGCATGATTTTGAAATGTTCCAAATCATACCTCCAACAGTATCAGACGTTATTGATGATGAAGGCAAGTGGCGATTGCTTTTTCCACAAGTTTCAACTGATCCCTTATCAGGACGTGCCATAACAACGATGCGCACCCTGAATACTGGAGCGCCTACACCGTATGGTCCAGCACTAAGAAGTGCTAATGGCACTTTGATGTCTACCACTGGTGTTGTGCCTTATTGCAAGATGAGCGCACAGATTTCCAATGGGCCATACATGTTCAAAGCTGAATCAGCCACTATTATGGTACCATTGGGTTTTGATGGCACAGTGTACAACCAACCAATCACTATCTCTGGACCATCGTTGAAATTTGTTCCAACTTCAGGAACAGCTTTGATTGACTTTCCTCCATTAGCGTCTTTGAGTGGACCAATTGCTGTCACAGCCGCCACACCCAATGCATATTACTCATTTGGTTCAACCACTTATGCTAATTTCACTTGGGATGGAACACCCACTTTGTCAATAACGTCTGATGAATCATTCGTGTTTTTCCATTCGGATACTTCACCAACAGTCTTTAATGCAAATCTCACAACTCTCAACATCTCAAATTTGATAGCTTCTCAGACTTATGCACTACCATCTAATCAGTCAGCACTCCTGTCAATAGTTTCACTATATTCAGGGCTTGAGATTATGCAGATAAAGTACCACCCAAATGGAACATTCACAGCTCCTCGCAAAGCTCTGAACGTGCAGTGGGGATCATTTGAAGTTGAATTCATTCAATATGTCGCAACCGATGCTCCCTTCTCTGCTCCCACTCAGGAGATGATGGCTGCTCGTGCAATGCATGATATGTTTGTAAGAAATGCTGGTTGGTGACTAGGTTCAGAAGAACCAATGATCAGTCAGAGTTTCGAATGGACTCCGACGAAAACTAGAGTTAAGAGATTCGTTTCAAATGCTGTTTCATTTTCACCCCCACTTCCACAATACCATGATGAACCCAAAGTTCATCAACCAAGTCGCATGATGCGGACCTTTCATTTGTGTTCATGGCTTATTTGGATGATCAAAATCTCAATATACCTTATCCTTTTCTCAGTAACTATCACTGGAATTTACTTCCTGTATACTTCAGTTACGCAAGTTACACAAGCTGTTACAGGAGCAATATCCTATCCATTGGATGGTTTTAAGGATTGTTTCCAGAATGGAAATTTCAAAGGATGTGCAAAAGGAGTGGCACCAGTTCCAAGCTACATTGTGGAGAATTACCCCGCAATTCTAGCACCAGTGGACAACATAAAGAAGTGTTTCACAACAGGCGATCTGTGGGCTTGTTATAGAGGCTTTATGCCTCTGCCTGCATATGTGATTGATGTAGTCAAGAACAAA